AACCACTACAGGTAAAGATATCTACACTGCAAGTGGATCAGTTCAAACAGTTCAAGAAAATATTGTTTCTGTAAGAAATGCTAAGATTGTAAATCTTTTTGAGAAGCAAGACAGAGCTGTTTCTGAACAAATTGGAACTAAAGTTGAAACTGAAATTGAAGGAACTGAAACATCTGATAAAACTTTAAGATATATACGACAGTACAGAGGGGGTCATTACAATAGAAGAAGAAGAAGACAAAATAGAAAAAAGAAAAAGAAAGGAAAGAAAGGTGGATGTTTTATGCCCGGCACTTTTATGACACTTGCCGATGGTTCTCAAAAGAAAGTAGAGGAAATTAAAGTTGGTGATAAGTTATTAGGTTTATCTGATACAATCAATGAAGTAGTAGTAGTTTTAAATCCTAAAACAAATGGGAGAAAACTAGCAAACATAAACAACAAGGGTTACTTTGTAACAGAAGATCACCCATTTATGACAAGTGATGGTTGGAAATCTTGTAATCAAGAAATGTCTAATGAAAACTATCCTGACCTTGAAGTTAATCAACTTGAAATTGGTGATGAGATAAAATGTAAAGGTAATGAAGTTGAGAAAGTAACCTCAATAGAATTTAAAGAAGTTGATGCTAATACTGACTTGCATAACTTTACATTAGATGGCGATCACACATATATTGCAAATGATTTTGTCGCACATAACAAACGTGGTGGTGGACGTGGAAATGAAAAGGCTGGAGATCCATTAGCACAGTCATTCTTTATAAAAGAGGAGCAAGGTGTATTTTTAACAAGTTGTGAGGTGTTCTTTGAAAGAAAAGACCCAAATAATATCCCAGTTACACTTCAGTTAAGGACTATGAAAACTGGATTGCCAACAACAGAGGTAATTCCTTTTTCAGAGGTTACGATAGATCCAGATGAAATCACGACCTCCACTAATGGTAGTGTTCCAACTAAGTTCACATTTGAATCTCCAGTCTATCTTGAGGGTGGTACTGAGTATGCAATGGTATTAAAATCCGTATCACTAAAATATAAAGTTTTCATATCAAGAATCGGTGAAAATGATCTAATTACAGATGAATTTGTATCTAATCAACCGACTTTAGGTTCACTATTCAAATCACAAAATGCTTCAACATGGGAACCAAGTCAATGGGAGGATCTGAAGTTTAAATTAAATAGAGCACAATTCGTTTCAGAAGGAACTGTTGAATTATATAATCCAATATTATCAAGAGGTAATTATCAAATTCCAAAATTGATGCCAGATGCCTTGCAAACTCACTCGAAAAAAGTAAGAGTTGGTCTATCATCAGCATTTGGTGCAGGTATTCATCCAACATTTGGAAATACAATTTATCAGCAAGGATCAAATGTTACTGGTAATTTAGTTGGAAGTGCTGGTGCTGCTTCTGGTTCTTTGACAGTTACAAGAGCTGGTATTGGATATACATCATCAAACGCATCTGTTGCCTCTCGTGACGGTGATGGTCATACTATTGCTGGAGTCGCTTTATCAGCAATTACCGGAAGTGGAGTAAACGCAGTTGCATCTGTTGAATATAATGAGGGATCAATAGTCAGTGCAACTGTAACTTCAGGTGGTCAAGGTTATCAAGTTGGAGATGTTTTAGGAGTTACAACTGATTTAGGTATTAACGGAAGATTATCCGTGGTATCTATTGCTGCAACAAGTGAATTAATAATTGATAATGTTCAGGGTGCATTCTTAACTGGTGCTGGAACCACATTAATGTATGGTACAGCAGATGGTGATGTTGGATCAACAAAGGCTGGAGTCGGTAGTGCAATTTGCGGAAACGGTGGATCTGTTGGTGCAAACATACCTGCTGGAACTATTATATCCGTAACAGATGGTTTACACATCACTGTAAATCACAAGAATCATGGAATGTATCATGAACAAAACTTGGTTACTTTATCAGATGTAACAAGTGATATACCACCAACTAAGTTATCAGTTCCTTATAACAACAGTTCAACAGATCCTATGACTGTTGATAATATTGGTATTCTCACATCGTTTGAAAATGTTTCAGTTGCTGCAACTAATCCCGGATATATTAAAGTTAAAAATGAGATTATAAAGTACACTGGTGTATCAGCATTTTCCGGTCAGGGAACAATTACTGGTGTTACACGGGCTCAAGATTCAACAACTGCTCAGAATTATGTAAAAGGTGATTTAGTTCAAAAATATGAACTTGGTGGTGTATCTTTACGTCGTATTAATCGAACTCATGATTTTAGAGAGGTTACTGACACTAATCCTATAACACTCGATTCATATAAAATTAAATTGGATATGGGAGAACAAGGAATCGGAAGAAGCACCTCTGATGTAACAAGTTACCCAGCTTTATTCTTAGATCAGACAAAATCAACTGGAGGTCTTGATATACGTGCTACTCAAAATATGCCGTTTGAAATTATTACTCCAATGATCCAAAATATGACCGTTTCTGGAACTACAATAGAATCTACTATTAAGTCTGTAAGTGGAACGAGTATAAATGATGGTTCAGGTGAAGGAACAGATGTTCCGTTCATAAGTAAAGGTGAGGAGGCTATCGCTCTTGATGATATTAATTATCTTGACTCTCCTAGAGTTATTGCTTCAAGAGTAAATGAATTAAACACTGCAACTCTTAATGTATTGCCGGGTGATAGATCTTTTAATATTTCATTGAGATTACTTTCAGGAGATAATTTATTATCACCAGTAATTGATACTCAAAGAATGAATGCAATATTAACCTCTAATAGGATTGATAATGTAATTGGTGATGTCACTGTTGACAGTAGAGTTGACACTTTACTTGATGATCCATCATCTGCAGTTTACGTTTCAAAAGAAAATACTCTTGAAACTTCTGCTACATCACTCAAAGTTATTGTTGACGCTCACGTCAATAGATTTAGTGATATAAGAGCATTTTATGCGATAAGTAATTCTCAAGGATCTGAACCAACGTTTATTCCGTTCCCCGGATACGATAATTTAGATGAAAATGGTAGAGTAAGAACAACCGATAAGAGTAGTGGTAGACCCGATGCACTAATCGCTAAGAGTGATCCTACAGGATTTATACCTGAAGAACTTGAATATAAAGAATATACATTTACTGCAAATGAATTACCATCATTCAAATCATTTAGAATTAAATTCTTAATGACTTCTACTAATCAGGCATTCGTGCCTCGATTAACAAGTTTGAAAGTTATCGCTACTGCCTAATGGATTACGTTAAAGTAAAAGACAATGAACATTTGATTAGGAACACTAATTCAAACTGTATTGTCAACACAAATAAAGCTCAGTATGAGGAGTATTTAACTCGTCGCAAACTTAAAAAAAGTGAAAAAAATAAAGTTGATAATCTTGAAAGAGATATCTCAACTCTTAGAAATGAAATTACTGAAATCAAAGATCTGTTGAGGAGTTTGGTAAATGGCAACTAAAAAAATTACTTTTGATCCAGAGGCAGGGGTTGCATATCCATGTGACTTAATCATGAATGTTGGTGCTGATTTTAGTGCAACTTTTAATGTTGTTGATACTTCAAACACAGGATTTAATTTTTCTACCACCAACTCTGTTGGTGTTGGAACAACCACTGGTTGGACAGGATCATCTCAGATGACAAAAAGCACGGCGATTGGATCAACTGCTTTTCCTGCAGCTACATTTGCAGTTAGCATAGACACAACCGCGTCAAGTGGATATGGATTAACAATATCACTAGGATCAACAGATACTAGAAGCGTAAAAGCAGGTCGATACGTATATGATATTTTAGTTGGATCTGGTGCGACAGTATATCGAATTGTAGACGGAAATATCCAAGTACGTGGTGGTGTATCTTCTGCACCCTAAATATGGATAGAGGTATAGTATAAATGGCTCAACCATCAAGTAGATCAACATTAATAGATTACTGTAAAAGGCAGTTGGGTGCTCCATTGCTTGAGATTAATATTGCCGATGAGCAAACTGAAGATTTATTAGATGATGCTATTCAATACTTTCAAGAAAGACATTTTAATGGTGTCATACAAACATTTTTAAAATATAAAGTAAGACAAGTAGATATTGATAGATCAAGAGGAAAAGGTGCAGAAAATCAGATAGGAATAGTGACAACCACCACAAGTGCAACAGTTGCAGGTATATCAACTACGTTTAGTTTTGAGGAAGATAGCAACTACTTACAAATGCCAGATTCTGTCATAGGTGTAAACAAATTATTTCATTTTGATGGTGCAAATACTGTGACAAACAATATGTTTAGTATTAAATATCAATTGTTTTTAAATGATGTAGCCTTTAATTTAGGATATGCTGGTATATTAAACTATGCTATGACAAAGAGATACTTAGAAGATATAAACTTTGCACTTACAACAGAAAAACAAATTAGATTTAATCAAAGACAGGATCGTTTATATATGGACATGGATTTTGCATCAATGACTGTGGATGATTATCTTGTTATTGATTGTTTTAGAATAATTGATCCGAATGATCACACAGGTGTGTATAATGATTACTTTTTAAAAAGATATCTTACTGCATTGATGAAAAGACAATGGGGTCAAAATTTGATCAAGTTTCAAGGTGTCAAATTACCCGGTGGTGTGGAGTTAAATGGTAGACAGATATATGATGATGGACAAAGGGAGTTAGATATAATAAGAGAGCAAATGTCAAATACTTACGAGTTACCCCCTCTCGATTTCATAGGATAGTGGCATGGTTCTCAATCCCTTTTTTCAGCAAGGATCAACTAGCGAGCAGAACCTAGTTCAATCTCTTATAAATGAACAACTCCAAATCTATGGAGTGAATGTTCATTATATGCCAAGAAAATATGCAAATAGTAATACAATAATCAAAGAAGTTATCGAATCAAAGTTTGATGATGCGTATCCCATTGAGGCCTACGTTGAATCTTTTGACGGATATGGAGAGAATCCGACGCTTTTATCAAAGTTTGGCATTCAGGCAACTAATGAACTTACACTTACAATATCAAGAGATAGATTTGAAACATATATCTCACCTCTGATGAAAAATGAAGAGAATATAAGATTATCAACCAGACCAAAAGAAGGTGATCTAATTTACTTTCCACTAGGTGATCGTTTATTTGAAATCAAATATGTTGAACATGAACAACCATTTTATCAATTAAAGAAAAATTACGTTTACACACTTCGTTGTGAACTCTTTCAGTATGAGGATGAAGTCATCGATACCGGTGTTGATGAGATTGATGATACACTTGCAGCAACAGAGGGTGCGGACGGTGAAGATTTTATTATAGGTGGAACACAAGTTCTTACATTAGTTGGAACTGCATCAAGTGCATCTGCTGTCACAACAGTTGTTAATGGTGGTATACAATTCTTTGATATAACAAATCGTGGACGTAATTACACATTTGCACCAAGAGTAGCAATATCATCTGCACCGACAGGTGGTGTCACTGGTGTTGCAACTGCAAATCTTCGTGGTGGAATAGTTGTATGTGTTGGTGCTGCTGACCCCGGAAATCAAAAAGCAAGTGTTGTTCAAAGTATTAATTTAATTAACCCCGGATCAGGATATACATCAGGCCCAACTGTACAGATATTTGGTGATGGCGTGGGTGCTGCAGCCACCGCAAACATGGCAAATGGAACAATCGGTATCGTAACAATAACAGGTGGTGGTTCTGGATATACAACCACACCTACCATAACATTTACAGGATTATCAACCGTTTCTGCTGCTGCAACTGCGATCGTTTCTACTGCTGGAACAATTAGTGCGATTCATATCACTAATGCTGGTGCTGGATATACAACACCTCCAACTATCGCGATTGCTCCTCCTGCAGCCAGTGATGCAGTAGGTAACTTCCAGTTCAATGAGATAATCACTGGTGGAACAAGTGGTGCGACTGCAAGAGTGAGAGAATGGAATAGTGTTACAAGCGAACTTAAGATATCAAATGTTGAAGGAGTATTTCTTAGAAAAGAAACAATTACTGGTGGATCTTCTAATGCGGTGCATACGATAAGACTGATAGATCTTACTAATTTTGATGATGGATTTGGTGACAATGATGGATTTGAAACTGAAGCAGATGCAATATTAGACTTCTCAGAGGGCAACCCCTTTGGACAACCATAAATAACTCGGTATAGGTGCAAAAATGTTTGAGTATTTTTACAACGAAATATTTAGAAAGACAATCATCTCTTTTGGTACGTTGTTTAATGATATCTCAATTAAGCACACGGATTCGGATGGAAATAAATCAGTAAGCAAAGTCCCACTGGCATATGGGCCTATTGGAAAGTTTTTAGCAAGATTAGAGCAGTCACCAAATTTGAATAAGTCAGTCGCGATGACATTACCCAGAATGTCATTTGAGTTCACTGGTTTGACATATGATCCAACAAGAAAGGTTACAACAACTCAACAGATCACAGTCAAAGATCCAGACACAGAAACTACGACTAAGAAAGTATTCATGCCTGTCCCATATAATATGCAATTTGAATTGAATATTATGTGTAAGTTAAATGATGATGCTCTACAAAT